CTCACTAGGCGGTCTTCAAGATCGTTTTGGAATAGACCCTAATCAACGCGGCAAACGCCAATTTGATGGAAGCAAACAACGCGATAAAACCCTTCTTCCACCTCCCGGAGGCGGCGGCGGTGGCGGAGGCGGCGGAGGCGGCGGTGGTGGTGGTGGCGGCAACGCATTCAACTGGAAAGATTGGGGTGTTTATTCACCTGGGCTTGCGGGTCCTGAATTTGACTTTAAGAAATGGCAAAAAGGATGGGACGACAAAACACACGGATTAGTAGATTGGTTCAAAAAAGATCCAGGTAAGCAGGATTGGAAAGACCCAATGGATGGCTGGACCACCTACGGTGTCCGCTGGGGTGAAGGGACAGAACGCCCCACCTTTGAGCAAATGGGATATACTGGAGATGCTGATCGCTGGGACATTGGCGAAAATAGCATGATGCTTAAAGGGATGGAGAACTGGCACGATCTTGGTACGATGTGGTGGAGAGGCGCTAACTCTGGAAGCAACACAGTCGGCGGTGTTGGCGGAACCATGGGTGGAACTATGGGCGGCGGTATGCCCGAAGACATGGCTGGCGGCATGAGAGATATGGGCGCAATGGGCTCTAAAAGCTACAGTCCTGCCGGGCAAAGTAGCAGGGGAATTGTCGCCGGAAGTAGAGAATCTGATAGTGGACCATATACAGATCCATCTACAGTCCCCGGAACAAAATCTAATGTGCAAGCTCAACAGCGAGCTAACCCTCCTGAAGGGCCCAGAACAAAAGAAGCCTCGTCGCTAGCAGGTTTAAGCCCTACGCCATCAGGAAGTCTTTCTGGTGCACTAGGCAATAAACCTCCAACCGAAGCAATAGATGAGCAAGGGAATACTACCCCGTTAGAAAGATTGCAGATGATAATGAGCGCTGGTCCTCAGGCTACGTCTGAAGGTGGATCTGCTCAGGATTTAGGAAGCGTCCTAAACCCTAGTGCTACGACCAGCACCGGCGCAGGAGCCGGAGGCGTACTAGACAGGCTAAACGAAAGCAGAACCGTTAGCAGTACGCCTGCTCAAGAAACATCTCAACAACCAAGTATATTAGATCAGCTATCTCAAAAAAGAGCATCTCAAGGTTCTCAGACGCTCGGAGGCACGCAGGCACGGCCTCCTATAGAAGATAGGGTTGACCCAAGGGCGACAGCTCAAAGTCTTTTGCAGGGCCGAGGAGCAGGGTCTCAGCAGCCATACATACAGTCTAACGCCGGAAGCACTAGCCAAGGCCCTGGGGCGTACGGATTTATCGCTGGACGACCAGATATAATAATGCCTCCAATGTCTGAAGAAGAGAAACAAAAACATTTAGCAATGGCTCGCGCTCAAAATGAAGTTTTCCAGAAAAACCGTGGTAAAATTAATACAGATAAATATTACCAAGACATTATAGATGCTGCGAGAGATCGTGGAGCATATAGCCGACCAACGTATGGTGAAACTTATGGTAAGAGAATTTTCGACAGGCGGTAATAAGGCTCTAGTCTAGGTTAGTAGCAATCTCTTCTTCTTGCTCAAGCATGGCTGATAGCGCGCGTGCCTTCTGTCCAACAGATAGGCAGACCGCGCTTAGCTCCATGTTTTCCTTGGACTCACCCATTTGAAGTAGTTGTGCCGCAGAATCTAAAGCAGCTTTTGCAAATCGTAAGTTAGCTAGGTGAAGACGAGGGTCGGCCATGGAATTCTACCAAATCCTTTAATGTTTTAATCATGCTGTCGCAAAGCAATATTGCCTCAGCTGCGTGAAGGCATTCAGGTTCTTCGAACTCTGCATACACTCTTCCAACTTCATGTAGAGTTTCTTGAAGGGAAAGTCCGGCCTGATACAGATTACTATTTATCGTTTCTTTCTGCCGCTGTGTAAAGGGACTATCTTTAGCCATCCTGGGCTCTCCTAATACATTCTTCTAAATAAGTGATTGCCTTCTTGTAATCTTGCACTGCTGTATTGTCTTCTTTCTTTCCAGCACGGCAAATGTATTTCACAGCATTGCCTTCCCAGAAGTCTAAGTTCCAAGCGTCAATGGCATCCCATGGCTGTATCTTTTGGTCGTAATGTTTAGGTGGTTCTTGGCGTTTCACTTCTTTGCTCCAGGCGCAATCCATACATTGAATGTAATGCTTTACGGGCATCTTTCCAAAAGATGCGGAATACCGCCGAAGATTCTCGCTATTACAATTTCTACATTCCGAGATGTTCGTATTGAACGCATCCATAATCTTCTCTTGTACTTAGGACGGATGTTATTTCGGTACTTTCAGGAACTTCGATCCATGCCTCTTCACCATCATCTTCGCCCTTCTTAAGGATGAATGTTTCAGCCAATGTTTCGTGTGGCTGGAGTGTGAGCGAACAGATCGACCAGTTCGATTCATCTTCTGTGTCTGCCCAAAATCGGCAGGTCTTACATGATATATCAGGCATGTCCGGCTGAGTTCCATATTCTCTTGTACTGGTTTCTATACTCTATTCCATCTTCAATGTCTTCGAGTTCTAGCTCAGCTACAAATTCTACCAAGTGGTCACGAGGGGTGACGAAATAATATCCGCCAAAGTCCCAAAGGTATCTCACTAATAATTTATCAGGCTCGACTTGCTGATTCCAGTAGTCACCTTCCCAAACCATCACATCACCTTTGCGAGGCCCTCGATCATACTCGTGGTTTAATACATAATATCTATTTGACATGAGCGCACCTCAGGCTCAGAATATATACCTATTACTTTTTTAATAGGCCGACTCAGGCAACTAACTTCATTTTAGCGAAGTCAATTCTTCGGTACACTCCCACGTACGGCAATTTGTCGCGGGTTCACTCGTAGCAGTTCTTTAGCTGTTTATTACGCTGGCGGAGTCTGTGAGGCCTAATTAAGATACACATATGTTCTTAGAGACTCAAGTAGCCCTATAATATTTTTATGGTTAAAAAGATTAAAAGTTCGTTTAGTGGTACTGAGTACACGGTTCGTTATACGCGAATGCGTAAGAACCGAGGTTCGTGTGACCATCCCAAAAAGAAAGAGCCTGAGATTCTAATAGACAGAAAGCTCGCTGGGAACGAAGAACTTGAAGTTACCATTCACGAAATGCTGCACGCACTTGCGTTCAAGATGTTTGATGAGGAATGGGTATATGACAGCGCTATAGATTTAGCGAATGCACTTTATAAATTAGGTTGGAGAAAAGATGGCCGGAATTCAATGGACTAGTGATGAACATGAGTTTGTAATGAAATCTCACGGGAAAGGTATGTCTGTTGCAGACATTGCTTCCAAGGTAGGGAGAAGTCAATCGTCTATTAGAAATAGGCTAAACTCGTCAGGGATTTTTCTTCGTGGCCCAGTCAAAACACCAAAGAAGTTTTCTAAAAAAGAAACTCAAAATCTTGAAGAAGCCTCATATGACTTTGAGAATACTCTTCTTAAGGCTGAGCTTAAGGAGATGCAGGAGAAAGTTAAAGAAGCTGAGTCACGAATCGTAACCCCTGAATGGGAAGACGATTGGGACGGGGACGCTGAATGGACTCGCGCTGAGCAAAAAGGCCGTCGCGCCATAGACAAGGCCGTAAAACGTGGTAGATTTAAAGTTAACTTTGATTCGGGGCCTATCGCTATTTCTGTTATTAGCGATCAACACATTGCACCTGGGACCCCATGTGATTTTAAGAGGATGAAAGAAGATGCAGAACTCATACGAAATACCCCAAACTTCTATGCAGTATTCGGCGGCGACGGGGTCGATAACCACATTAAACATAGATCCGCCCTTATCGGAGCAAACTCTACTCCTGATGAACAATGGAGATTGTTCGACCACTATTTGCAGTTGTTCGGAGACAAAATCCTCGCCATCGTGTCAGGAAACCACGACGCATGGACAGCTCAAATCGGAGGAGTGGATTATTTATCCAAGCTAGCAAACAAGCAAAAGATTTGCTATGCCCCTGCTGAAGCAAGATTAGACATTACAGTAGATGGGCAATTATATAAAATGGTAGTAAGGCACCAGACTGGTCGCTTTAACTCCAGCCTTAATCAAACCCACGCTGTCAAACGGTTCTACGAAAATAACGAAGAGCTGTTTGATGTCGGGGTTATAGGCCACCACCACGAAGCCGCAGTGGAAATGTTCATTAAACATGGGCAAAAGCGGTACGCAGCAAGACCTGGCTCTTACCAGATTACTAGTCCATACTCTCACCAGTATGGTTTTTCTCACTCTATACCTACATGTCCTACATTCGTGTTCTTCCCCAAGGAAAGGCGGATTATTGGATTTGATGATGTAAGGAATGCTGCATGGTGTCTGAAAGAGAAAATGTAAGATTGTGTCCTTCATGCTCTAAACCCACTATACTTGTGGGAATGCGTGGTGGAAGAAAAACTTTTTATTGTAATAGCTGCGGAGCGATACTACTCGTTCCGGTAAGGAAACAAGCTAATGAAGAAGAAAGAAGGTAAACTAGTAAAGGCTTTTTTGCTGTCAGGTACTGTTTGTTTTACTGCAATAGCAGTATATATGGGTGTGCTTATGTGGAAAAGTTATGTGTGGGCTCAGTGGTTGCATAGGCTTCAAGACAGCCTCAATAGGTACGAGAGTGGTGCCGGCCCATTGATTTAACGTAGGCAAAATTAATCTTCAAGACATTAAATGCAGAGATTGTTGTAATAAGGTATTGCGACAGTCTCTGTATTAGCATTAATATAAAGATACCCCTTAACCCAAGACGAAAGGAAGTGTTATGTCAGAAGGCATAATTGAAGAAGTAAGCGACGAACCACAAGTCGATGAAGTTCAACAGGATGCGGTGGAGACACCAGAAGTCTCTGAACAAGATCCCGGTTCTGAAAGTCCTTCTTTAGACTTAGATGGAGTGTTTGACGAATCTCCTCGACAAGATGATTTTCGTCAGACAGTCCAAGGCCTTGGGCTTGAAGTTGGAGAAGATTCTCGACCTAGAGAGGTTTTACTAGATGCTTATGAACAAGCAGCTAACTATAACCATCAATGGCAAGAGTATCATAGTCAGCAACAAGCTCGGGAACAAGCCTATCAGCAGCAGTTACAGCAACAGCAGCAGATGGCTGAGTATGGTCGGCAGCAATACGCTCAGGAACAGCAACGCCAACAAGAATGGCAGCAGTTCCAGATGCAGCAATATCAGCAGCAACAGGGCGTAGAGCAAGAGGTTGATCCTGGTCAATGGTGGACTCCACCCGAAATTAACGAAGACGAACTTTCCCAGTGGAGAGTTCGTACTGGAAGAGGGTGGACATGGAAAGCTGGAACTCCTGCTGAAATCAGGAGCAAGGCTAACGATTATGTTAAGTATCACCAAGAGTGGGAAGACAAACTTAAAAACCGACCGCATGAGGTGTTGCCGGAAATCATAGAAAAAGAATTTGATAAGTTATTCGTAGACAGATACGGTGCCTTATTAAATGAATATGAGACCCGACAACAGGAAAACCATACACAACAGCAGGTTCAGAGTATTAACGATCGGAATGCCGATTGGGTATACCAACACGACCCAGCTGGGAATATGGTTAGGGATGTCAGCGGACAACCTGTTCTAACGCCTCAAGGCCAGCGAGTTATTCAATACGTGAATCAACTTCGTGGAAACGGCCTAACTGACCCAGTACAACTTTGGGATACAGCTTCTCGCCTTTTAGCGGGAGAGTTAGCTCAAGGTTCACTTCAGAGTCAGCAACAGCAAGTGCAGTATGCTCAGCAAACCCAGCAGAGAAACATGAGGCACTTGCAACAAGGTGCAGGCAGCATTCGCAATCGCGAAGGCAGTGTGGCACCACCAGAAAACCCAAGCTCCAATTCCCAAAACCAGAGTCTGTCGGCTGGTGATAAGTTGCGTCAACAAGCGTTGGCGGACGGTTTATTTTAATTTCTTTAGAGAAAGGTTAGGATCATGGCCTATAAAGGTTTTAATCCAGTAGCTTTTGCTCGTACCGCTGCAACTACTCTCGCGCATCATATTCGCGACGTAGAAGAGAACATGCTACGCAACTATCAGTTGGGAGCACTCCTCGAGGCGGCAGGACGCGTAAACTACAACAATACTGGTGAAGGTTTCGACTGGCCAGTTCAATACCGTCTACATGCAGTAGAAGGTAATACGGGTGAAACAGCTCGTAACTTTGCCCGTAAGAACTTGTGGAAAACGGCTAACTTGGAAATGCGTGGATACCAAACCACCGACTCCATGTACTACCGTGAATTCAAGTCTAATGGTGGCGAAGAAGGAATCATCAAGGTATTTGATAATTTCGTTCAGCGACTAGAAACTTCTATCGAGTCCGCACTTGGCAACGAGTACTATGTTGACGGTGCTTTAGCAGCTAACTCACAAGGTTGGCATGGGCTTGAGTCTATGTTTGGCACTGTAACTAACACTATTGCAGTAGATACTTCTGGTGGTGCTGCTATTAATGATTCCCGTAGTAAAGTTGCTGTTGACCAAGTTGGTGTTCCAGCTGCAACTTATGCTGGAATTCAGTGTGCTTTAGGGATATACGGTGGTGGAAACGAAGCTAATAAACCTTGGCCTGAAGGCATTGCAGATTCAGAGTATGATTTCTGGTCTCCGCTGATTGTCAATTATTTATCGACAAGTTTCAATGTTGCCGCTTCTGCTGATCATACGTTTGAAGTTCAGGGTGACGAAGCTATGCGATATGCTATTATTCACGCTCAGCGTAATACTAGCCAGCATGGTCAGATCACTAACATCATGTTAGCCCGTGACTTGTATATGGATCTTCTCAACTTAATTGATGATAAGCAGCGTATTCAAGTTAGCAGTGAACATCAGCTTCGAGCACTTGGTTTCAAAAATACTGTCAACTTTGATGGTGTTGAAGTTTCCTGGGAAGCAGCTGTTCCAACTGGTACCGGCTATGGTCTTAACTACGACAATATTGAATTGAAGTCTATGGACTCATCTCTCCTTCGCGCTGAAGGTCCTGAGTATGACATCCACAGTCAATCTTTCAATGCTGTTGTTTCAACATTGTCTAACCTAAAATATAGTTCTCCACGGAACTTCTTTAAGTTAGAAGGAATTGCTTAACCCCTTTTTAGGAAAGGAATCAGAATTATGATTCATGTAGATCCTCCATTCGATCTCGGAGAAACCCTTAAGGGGACTGACGATGCTGGTAATTATATTAACCAGCATTGGGAAGGTGCCATTTTTGAGTTTCCTCATGTTGATCGCTCGGGAGTAAACCGAGGTAAACGGCTTTCGGGCCGAACCATTAAAGCCGTTGTTGTTCGCAACTCTCACACTGCTGCACTCGCTGTAGCTGCAATAGTGTTGAAAGGTGAACGGGATGCAACTAACTATCTAGAAATCCTTAGTCGAACTGCCGCTGCTGCGGCTGACGATGCAACAGGACCTTTCTATGTAGGCGACCACTACTTAACCGCAAGCGTTGATGCAGGCGACCTCTTCTGGGGTATCGTTGAAGGACCGTGTAAGGTTACGGGTGGTGCGAGCATTTCGCAATTTGATGAAATAACCCCCTCTAGTAATGCAGGTGAAGTAGCTGCTCAGACAGATGATGCTAATGACTTAAACGTTATTGGTATCTCTCTCCAGGCTCTGACCGATGGCGCTACTGGTTGGGCTCACATCAAAACTCGTTATTAATTCCTGATACCCGGCTGTACGGCCAACAAGAACACCTCCTCACGGAAGTGTAGGGTCTTGGGTGCGGTGCCGGGTTCCTTAGGGAGCCCGGCACTTTTTTATTGGAGAAAGGTATATGGCACCGCCTAAAAAATTAAAATCACTGGAAGGCGTCAAGGCAGATAAAGCCTTTGACTGGAAAGCCTTTGGTGATGAAGTAGCATTAAATCCAGACCGTGCCGCCTTCGCAACAAAGTTTGGCCGCAAAGGTGCAGACGGTGCCGCCTCCGAAGGTTACGACTATTTCCATGGAAACTGGGGCAAATGGTTTAATGATAAAAATAGATGGAACCCAGATAGATGGCGTAGACATCAAAACTTTTTCAAGGCTGCTTGGGACTTATGGAAGCCGCCTGCTGATGTAACAGATCCAGATATTGGAGGTGGTGGTTCAGAAGGAGATGACGAAGGCGGAGGAGATGGCGGAGGAGTTGACGACGGCATACCAGAAACCTTTACCCCAAACTATAACATAGGAGAATTTGATGGGGTAGAAATGGAATATGATGATGCTTATCAGCAGTTTGTAGAGTTTAATGCAACTACTGCTGGTGGAAGTGACGACGACGATGGCAATATAGGCGATGACGACGGAAGTACACCAATAGGAGATGGTGGCGGAACCGATCCGATTGATGATATAATACCTGCTGAAGAAGCCATAAGACAATTTACATCGACCCATATGAGACAAGATCCTAATATTAATCCTTATCGTTAAGAAAGCAAAACAATGCCACAAGTAGTACAAAACGGACAACCGATTGCGGAACTTCCCTACCAAATGGAAGAGTTTCAGCAATTCTCACAGACTCCACAAGGTCAACAGATTTTACAAATGCTTTCAAGCGGCCAAGTTCAATTAATACATGAAGGGCAGCCAATGGGTGCTCAGCAGTACATGGCTATGTTACAACAGGGAGCAGGGCCAGGAAACGTAGGAGGCGATGGGCCAGACGTGCTAGGTGCTATGCAACAGATTGCAGGAGATCAGTCTGGAAACACCCGAGGTCTTAGCGCTGCACCTATGAGTCAAGTAGGTGGACAGCAAATGACACAAGCAGGAAATGCTATGCCTTACACGCCAGGTCAACAGCCAACAGCAACTCAAGCCAATCAAAGAGGAATGTATGGACAATAGTCGAGCCTGTACACGATGTAATGTTGACTATCCTTTAACTCGTGAATTTTGGCACAGAGATAATCATTCAGCCGATGGATACAGAAGCACATGCAAAATGTGTCGTTCTGAAGAAGTCGAAAAGAATAGAAAAGAAAAGGTTAGTACGGCTATAGATAAAGTCGAAGATGAGGGTGTTGACATTCTTGACACCCTCATCAAAGGCGGTTCTGATGTCCCGCATATGGGAGAAACTTTCCAGAGGATAATGGAAGCATTTGGTGGACCTGGGGGTCTCGCCCA